CCAAAGAGTACATCGAAGAGGCCATTTTCGGTGCTGTTTACGCCGACGCGGACACGACCACCAGCGGACTGACGGCGGGCGCGGATGCGGATATCAGCCTTGGCGTGACGGGCACCCCGGTAAGCCTCACCCCTTCCACCGTGACCGACTTCATCGCTGACTGCGCCCAGACACTGAGGGACAACAAGGTCAAACGGGAAAACTGCTACATGGTTATCCCCCCGTTCATGGAGACTCTTTTGATGAAGTCTGAGTACAAGGACAACTCGTCCATGGGTGGCGACAAGAGCGCCATGCTGAAAGGCGAGGCCCCCTTGCTCCCGATCCACGGCTTCAAGATGTACACCTCGAACTACCTGACGAAGGACTCCGGGACGGCCAACTACCATGTCCTGTTCGGCCACAAGTCGGCGGTTTCGTTCGTCTCGCAGATGAACGACGTGAAGCGGTATGAACCGGACCAGGGCTTCAGCACGGCCCTCAAGGGTCTTACCGTGTTCGGCTACAAGACCATCCAGCCTCTTGCATTCGGATCGGCTTGTGTGAAGAAGGGCTAGTTTCTAGGAAACCAGCTCGTTATAAACCCTTAACCGGCCCCTTCGGGGGCTCATTTGGAGGTATAGAACCATGGCAACTATCGACAAAACAGGCTGCGGACCGCTGCTCGGCACGATTCCGCTTCAGGGTATCACCAAGGTGTACGTGATGGACCGCATTATCGACCTGACGGGCGCTGTCCAGGGCGACGATGCAACCGTTTACCAGTGTCTCCCCATCCCGGCGGACACGCTGGTAATGAACGTCAAGGTGGAGATCATCACCCCGGCGACGGGCACGACCTGCACGTTCGGGTTCGGTGACGGCGGTTCCACCGCTGGCTGGGACACGGCTGTGGACATGAAAGGCACCGCCGGAACGATCACCCATTCGATCATCGGCACGGATGCGCGGGCCGTCGCGGCCAGTCAGGGCTATTTCTACGATACGGCGGACTCCATAGACGCCCTTATCGAAGCCGGTACCACTCAGGACGGGCTCGGGCCGAAGTTCAAGATTTCGGCGCTCTGCGTCCAGTATTAACCCATCAACCCCACACGGCGGGGTGTAGCAGCCCCGCCGGATATCGAAGTCGGATTACAGGAGGAACACCATGAAAGCACCTTCGACAATTGTCTCACAGAGACTTATCCTTCGCGGTCGTGCGCACACCAACGGCGACGCGACCGTCACCGTTTTGGCGGAAAACTACCTCGACGACGCCCTGATTGCGACCTGCACAACCGTCCCCTCGGCCACGGCAGGATACGCAATCGGATGTCAGCTTATCCACACCACAACCGGCCAGATTTACGTCAACGTCGGATCAGCCACTTCATGCTCGTTCGCCCAGTCTGAAGGCGGCACGTCCGCGTCACCGGCGGCAGCAGGCAACAGCCTTGCAACAGCGACCGACCTCACGGCGGACGTGAACTATGTCACCGGGGCAGATGGCACAAAAGGCGTAAGCCTTCCCACGGAAGCCGCGAACAATGTTATCACGGTGATCAACGGTGACACCACGAACAACCTGCTCGTTTACCCGTCGATAGCAGGGTCTCAGATCAACGCGCTGGGAGCCGGAAACGCCTATACCGTCACTCCCGGCCAGGCGGTTACGTTCGTCGGCAGGTCCGCATCGCTTTACAATGCGCCCACGGCCACGGATACCATCACCGGGCTGACGGCATCGGCGGCTGAACTGAACTTCAACGATACGGCACAGGTAGGAGTGGCGGTCCCCTCCAAAACCCTCGTTTTGGGCGCGGATAAGAACGTCGATGTCATCGCCATTGCCGATTTGAAGATCGGGGCCGGCGCGGGGACATCGGTAACTTCTACAGCGGCTGAACTGAATCTTGTGGACGGATCGGTAATCACGAACGACATTGCATCCAAAGCCGCAATGACGGACGCAAGCAAGCGTCTACGGACGGCGGCAAATGTCGGAGCTGCTGGAGTAGGCTGCACCGCTGTCGAGCTCGGCGACGGCATGAACCACACCACAATCATCACCGTAAACCAGGCCGATGCCTTGACGGTGGCTGATGATGCCGCCCTCGCAGACGGATACCTGATTTACACACTCCCGGCAGGCGCGGTTATCGTAAATTCCGCCTACATGAGCATGGCAGTTACGGCGGCGGAAGACACCACGGCAACGGCGGATGTAGGACTTGGGACCACTATCGGTTCTGGCGCGAATGCAACCCTGAATCTTGTGGCCGCTGGCGCTGCGGAAAACATACTTACCGGACAGACCGCTGCGGACTGCAACGGTACGGCAACGGTTAAAACAGCTATTCCGACAGCAGCGGTTCCCCTTGTCATTGAGGCAGCCGGAGACCATACGGTTTATTTCAACGTAGCCGACACATGGGCAAATACCGCCGGTGCGGACTTGACGGCAGATATTGCCGGAACCGTGGTTCTTAACTGGCAGTTCATGGCGTAGCGACGAACCATTTTACGGGCCGGTCCTCCTCGACGGCCCAGTCTTTAAACCCCAAGCAGCAGGAAAGGGACTCTCATGTCAGAGCCGAAATATTTGATCAAGAGAAATAGCATCACAGGGATAGGGAACATCTTCCTCACCACCCCGCAGCTTTTGACGAAACCAGATCTTCACCCATATTACGGTGAAGTCCCGAAGAGCATGGTGGTAAAACTCGGGGAAATGGCATTTTCCGGGCCGATCCTCGACAAAAGAACCATGCCCACGGATGCCAAAGGGTTCACCAACTCGAAAGCGTTTGCACCCGAAACATCCACCACGGGTACAGAATCACAGTCCACGGCGACACTTTCTCCAGAAGATACGGGTTCTACCCTGGGCCTTGACAGTCTACCTCCCGCCGCTCCGCCCGTAGCCGCATTGTCAAGCGAAGAGAAACACGCAAAGCTCGTATCCATCCTCAAAGATGAAAAGACCTTCCCGAAAGACGACGAACACTACACCCCCAAGGGCACTCCCAAGCTGGAAGCGGTCATTTTCGCCCTCGGCCAGGATGTCCAGACCCATGAACTGAACGCGGCGGTTGCGGCGGTAAGCAGCGCCCCCGTAAAGATCGAACTGACCGCCGGTCAAAGACAGGATGCGGCCATGCAGGCAATGACCAAACTGAAGAAATCCGACATGACGGCCAACAAGCGGAATCCTCTTCCCAACATCGACGCCATGAAGAGGTTGACCGGCATCGATGATTACAACGGAGTGGAGCGAGAGCAGGATTTCGAGACGTTCAAAGAGCAGAATCCCAACTGGAAGCCCCTGGAGGGATAGTGCAAGATCAGGGAATGCTCATTGTTAAATGCGATACCGGCAAAGCGTCAGATGGCTACCATACCTTCGACGAGTTGTATCGGCATCGCATTCTTCTTTTTATTGCCCTCATGAAGAGCAACCCGAAGATGTCATGGCGCTCTCTGTGCCATAGTGACAAGACATCTCATGAGGGATGGTTCATAGCTGGGATGGAACTTCCAACAGGAAGCATCACGTACCATATCCCGGAAGAGCAATGGACCTTACTGCATGGCATCGAGGTGAAAAATCAAGCCCCCGCCTGGGACGGTCATACCTCGAAAGACGTATGTGATCGCCTAGAAGCGTGGGCGGAGGCGGGGATATGAAAAGACTGGGAATCTGGGCCAAGAAACCATTCAACGGCTTCATTCTTGACCGGCGTGGGACGCGGACCTGCATGGCGACATTTCTCATGGTCGCAACGGCTATTTCATGGGCCTTCTTGACAGTAGCCATAGCAGACACACTTCCATCGACAAAAGAGCAAGCATTGACCCAAGGAGACCTTGTGAGAGCCCAATGGTGGCTTATTGGAGGTCTTTTGGGGCTTGTGCTTATCATCAGTCAGGGGTTCATTATCTATGTCGTTTCTGGCGTAAAGGCGAATATCAGGGATATTTTCGCGTTTCATAAACACGTTGTCACCACAGAAGGACACAAGGAAATAGACCATTCCCTATACTGCCATAAATGCAGGAAGGAACAATAATGAGAATCATCATAGATCCCGGACACGGCGACGACAAGCCCGGAGCCGTCTACTCAGGAGTAGCGGAGAAAGACATCAACCTCGCCGTTGCTCTCGCCATGGGCCGTATGCTCAGAGACAAGGGCCATCAGGTGCTCTATACCCGCGACCGTGACGTGAATCTTTCCCTCATGAGCCGCGTGAACATGATCAACGAGTTTAAGGCGGACGTGTTCATTTCTATCCATTGCAATGCCTCGGTTGACCATAAATCCAACGGAGTAGAAGCATATTATAGAGATGCTCTGGATTACGGTTTGGCAAACACGATCCAACAGGCTCTTGCCGCACGTACCGGGCTGAAGGACCGGGGGACGCACAAGGATATTCTGGCCCTGCACA